CGAAAGGTAAAAAGACATGAGTATAAACTTAGAAGAAGACAAAGTCGATTCGTTAGCAAACACGAATGACATGAAAGAACTATCACAACAGGTTATTAAATTAAGAACCATGGAAGATAAGTTCGCTGCAAAAGAAGAAGAATTAAAAAAACTAAAAAATGATATGGATGTTTTATCGGGTGAGGTTATACCTACGATGATGACAGAAATGAATATATCAAAATTTAGTTTATCGGATGGGGCTGGCGTTGAAGTCAAACCCGTCTATGGTGCTTCAATTCCTAAAGCAAGACAGGAAGAGGCATTTAACTGGCTTCGTAACAATGACTTGGGGGATCTTATTAAAAATGAGGTCACCGTTTCCTTTGGTCGTAACGAGGATAACAAGGCGGCAGAATATGCTGTCCTTGCACAAGGTCATGGATATCAACCTTCCCAAAAGCTAAAGGTTGAGCCTATGACACTTAAAGCATTGGTTCGTGAGCGTCTCGAGGCTGGGAAAGAGATGCCCACGGATCTATTTAATGTGTTTGCAGGAAACAAAACCAAAATAACAAGGAAATAGAAACATGAACAAAGAACCAACAATAAAGAAAAATGGTGCATTGTCTACAAACATTGTGTTTGAAGCTGATGCAGAGGTACAAACTGGAACGGTAGGACAAGACGATCTTGCATTACCCTTCCTTAAAATACTTGGTCAGTTATCTCCTGAAGTAAATAAGAGAGACGGTAAGTATGTTGAAGGTGCTGAACCTGGAATGATTTATAATTCAGTAACAGGCGAACTCTTCAATGGTGAACAAGGAGTCCCAGTGATTCCATGTTACTACAAACTCGAGTATGTCGAGTGGAAAGATAGAGGAAAAGATGGGTCTGGTGCGCCAGTTAATATCTATCCTTCATCAAGTGACATCCTGACTAAAACAACTAGAGATGCAAACTTTAAAGATAGACTTCCAAACGGTAACTATATTGAAAAAACTGCACAACATTTTGTTTTAGTTAATAGTTCTTCACCGACTACTGCGTTAATTGCTATGAAATCTACTCAATTAAAAATTAGTAAAAAATGGAATAGCATGATGCAAAGTATTAAGATGCAAGGTAAGAACGGTATGTTTACACCAGCATCTTTTAGCCATCTTTATAAGCTAAAAACTGTGCAACAGTCTAACGACAAAGGTACATGGTTTGGTTGGGAAGTGAGTAAGATAGGTCCAATCGAAGACGCAGCAATGTATCAACAAGCTAGAAGTTTTTCTGAAAGCATTTCTAAAGGAGATGTTCAAGTTAAACATGGTGAGGATGATACTGCGAAATCTTCGGATGGAGCAGCTCACTACTAAAAATTCCCCTCCGGGAATGGTTGCAACAGGGGTGGCGAAGCGAGAGTGGAGCCACTCCTACTGAAGAGGAAAGATGGAAAATAAATTTATAGAAATATTTACAGGTCTTAAAAGAGACTATGGTTATGCAGACATAAACTCTGCATATAAAGATCCTTCTACAGGTAAACTTAAATTAAAATATGGTTGGGCAGCAAAAGAATTATTAGAGTCTGATTATTTAGATCATCTTACAGGCAAAAAATCTATTGGTATTCAACCTTGCAATGATGACGGACTCGCAAAGTTTGGAGCAATTGATATTGACTCCGATGAATATGATAACTTTGATTTAAGAAAGTATTTAGAAATTATTGACAAGAAAAATATTCCAGTAGTACCTGTTAAATCTAAAAGCGGTGGACTACATATATATGTATTTTTTAAAGAACCGGTCAAAGCAAGTTTTGTAAGAAACTTTTTAGATAAGTTATTATTTACGTTTGATTTAAAAGCATCAACAGAAATATTTCCAAAACAAACACAGTTAGGTATAGGCTCAGATCAAAAACCAATCAATGGTAATTTTATTAATCTGCCTTATTACAATCGTAATGAAAGAGTAGGTGTGAATCTAGATGGTACAGAGTTTACCTTTGAGCAATTTATAAAAGTCGTCGAGGCTAACACAAAGACTAAAGAAGATCTAGAAGAGTTTGCAGATGAATTAATTAGACTTGAACTTACAGGTGGTGCAGACGAATTTATAGATGGTCCTGTATGTTTACAAAGATTATCAAAATCTAAACTAGATGATTATAGAGATAGATTTATTTATAACTACATGGTGTTTGCTAAAAAGAAATACCCTGACAATTGGGAAGAAAAACTTTTAGAAGGTGCGAGAAATTATATTGTTTATGATAATATTTGGGGAGATGAGAAAGTAAAACAAAAAATTAAAGCTTATAAAAAAGATACTGCAGGCCATACTTGTTCGGAAGAACCTATTAATAGTATGTGTGTTAAATCAGAATGTCTTAAAAGAAAGTTTGGTGTAGCCTCTGATAAAGTTAAAAAGTTTCCAACACTATCTGCATTAATTAAAATCAATCATGTACCAGATCCAGAGTTTAGATTTACGGTGCACTACAATGACAAAGTGGAAGGTGAGACTACACAACAAGTAATTGCAAGAGATATAAATTATATCATGGACCAAGAAAAACTTAGACGTTTAATTGGAGCACATACACCTATTCCACCACCACGGATCAAGGGTGATGATATGCAAAATATTTTAGATAATCTATGGCAAGGAATGAAAACAGAAAAAGCTCCTCCAGGAACATCCCCAAAAGAAATATTACATAAACATTTAGAAGACTATGTTTACGGTGTTCCAGCAGTAAGTGATGCTTCTTTTAGAAGTGGTAGTACCCTAATAGATACAGATGGTTACGCTTATTTTGTGTTTGATCCGTTTTATAATTTTTTAAAAAATAAAGAATGGAAAAATAAAATTGATCGAACAGGACAAATGTTAATGGATTTTTTTAAAGCAGAACTAGGTCATGGAAAAAGATATCCTAAGAAAGCTACTGAAAAAAAATCTAACAATCCTGTAAGATGTGTAAAAATTCCTATGAGTAATTTTACAAAAGAAGAAAATGAAATAGAAATTTTACCTATGAAGAGCAAAAAAGATATTCTTTAATGACAAAAGTCACAAAGATATATGGCCCTCCAGGTACAGGAAAAACTGAAAAATTAATTAGAAGAGCCATGGCCTACATAAGAGTAGGTACTCCAGTTAATAAAATAGGTTATTTTGCATTTACTCGTAAGGCAGCTCATGAAGCAAGAGACAGAATGCTTAAAAAAAATCCTGAATATAAAAAGAAACAACTTAGATATTTTCAAACATTACATTCTTTAGCCTTCCATAGTCTAGGACTTAGAGAAGAAAACGTTATGCAAGACTACCATTACAATGATCTTGGAAAAGAATTAAGCATAAGAGTCAACGCTAAAAAAGATGCCGACGCTTCACCCTATCTAACTTGTGATAATCAATACTTTCAAATTATTTTAAAAGCAAAAGAAAAAGATATTCCAGTATGGGATGAGTATTGTACAGGAGAACATTCAACAAATGTAAAACCTGATTTGTTAAAACATATTGAGGCGAACTATAATAATTATAAACATCCAGACATAAATAATTTGGTAGACTTTACAGATATGATTCATGACATCGTACAACAACCTGATAAGATTCCAAACTTTGATGTAGTATTCATAGATGAAGCTCAGGATCTATCTCCAATACAATGGAAACTGTATGACATATTAAAATCTAAATCAAAAAATATTTATTTAGCTGGAGATGATGATCAAGCAATTTACGGTTGGGCCGGTGCAGATGTAGATAGATTTATTCAAGAACCCGCTGCAGAAAAAGTATTGTCAAGATCACGAAGAATTCCAAAAGCAGTACAAGATGTATCAGAAATTATTACTGCAAGAATCGCAGGACTCAGAGCAACTAAAAATTATTTACCAAGAGATGAAGAAGGATTGTGTAGTAAAATCAATAGCTTAGAAAATATAGATCTTCACCAGGACAATTGGCTAATACTAACTAGAACCTTATCCAGGGCTAAAGAAATATGTGATCTCTTAAAAGTAAAAGGTTTGTATTATGAAAATAGACATCAAAAAAGTTATAACACTAAACTTTACAAAGCAATTATTAATCATAGTAAATGGTTAAATGGAGAAGAAGTATCTGATACATCATTAGAAGATATAAAAGAATACTTAGGAAATAGAGAATTAAAAAAAGATTTAAAATGGTTTGAGTGTTTTGACAATGCACCAGCTGAGGACAAAATTTATATAAGATTAATGTTATCAAACAAAGAAAAATTAAGTGATGAGGCACGAATTAAAGTATCTACTATTCACGCTGCAAAAGGTGGTGAATGTAAGAATGTTATTTTAGTATTAGATAATGCTAAAAAAATAAGAGAGGCTACTACTAAAAGTATAATAAAGCGTGACGAAGAACATAGAGTATGGTATGTAGGTTGTACGAGAGCAAAAAGAAACTTATATTTAATGCGAGCAAAAATAGAACGAAAGGGATATCCACTATGACATCAGAAGATATATTTAAAGAATCATTTCCACAGTACACTCAGGTAGGCGGGAATCACTATACAAAGTTTTTAATTCAACCTTATGAGTTCATTTCTAAAAATGATCTATCCTTCTTTCAAGGCAATGTTGTGAAGTACGTCTGTCGCTATCAGCGAAAAGGAGGAGTGGAAGATCTTAAAAAGATTGTACACTACTGTCAGCTAGAGATGTTAAAAATGAATGACATGAAAAAGAAAAAGTGATGCCAAAAAAATCTACTGTACGCAGAATAATTAAGTTTGCTAAAAATAAATTTAATTTAGAAATTTATCTTGGACTAGAGAAAGACCTTGCATGGGAAATATTTCCTCATGATTACAGCGCAGCTTTATATGCATTTAGTAACAAAGATAGAATGACTAAAATAATAGAAAACAAATATGTATATGAGGTAAAAAAATGAAAGTACCTCTATTTGAAGCACAAACAGAATGGATTGAACCAGAAGAGTATCCTGATTTAAGACAGTATGATGAAATAGCAATTGACTTAGAGACAAGAGATCCTGATTTAAAATCTAAAGGTAGTGGTGCCATCATCGGTAATGGAGAAGTTGTAGGAATAGCTGTAGCTGTACCAGGTAAAAAATTTTATTTCCCTATTGCTCACGGATCAGGGCCAAACATGGATAAGAAGAAAACTCTTAAATGGTTTCAAGATATTTTAAATACACCTGCAATAAAAATATTTCACAATGCAATGTATGATGTTAGTTGGATTAGATCTATGGGTTTAAAAATTCAAGGACAAATCGTAGACACGATGATTGCAGCATCTTTGATTAATGAAAATAGATTTAGATTTGATTTAAATAGTTTGGGTTGGGATTATTTAGGTTATGGTAAGAATGAGTCTGCACTTAATGAAGAAGCAAAGTCTAGAGGATTAGATCCTAAAGCAGATATGTGGCAGCTCCCGGCACTTCATGTTGGAGCCTATGCAGAAAA